AAGATGCTGATGATCCGAATACGCTATGTAGATCTTCCATTAAAACATGAATGTCTTCTAATGGATAAGCGACAATCTGATCGATCATTTGTCTCATGTCAAGCTCGTCTGCAATCTTTGGTATGACTGAGTAATGAACTAATTGACCTTCTCTGAATATAGCAATAGCGCCGTTCGCTCCAATATCAATCCCAACTCTAATTTTTGTCATGCGAATTCATTAATTGCTTTTAAGATACCTACCCATAAATCTTTATTGTCGTATTCTAATTGAATCACTGCTCCTTCTAAAGAGATTTCAATGTAGTACATACTCGAAGTATCACCATCCGTCCATGATTGCATACCTCTATAGAACGCCCTTCGCATCTCGAAATGAAGAAGATTGTTTATATAGATCTTGAGTGACTTATGCTCCCGTAGAACTGTAATTGTATCTTTCATTAATGTGAGTAGTGTTTAATATACATCGCTTGCTGTCTTAATCCAAATTCTCTAGTAATTACATTAGGAGCTGACGCATCTTTCATGTAAAGCCTTAATCCGCGAACCATACTTTCAGCATCAAACAATCTAGTTCTACCTTGAATCATACCATTTACATCAGCAAAATCTAAAATACAAACTTCAAGTTCCTTTACCGTTTCACATTGATTAACTCTCTCCCACTTCTGTAGTTGTTTTTCTTGCGGTGTAGCTTCTTTTTTAAGTAACTCCTTAAGTCTAACAATCTCTGCAATAACATCATCACCTAATTCAATCTTAGACATCATAATTAAGTCTGCGATTTGAGATTCTAGTAGGCGTATTAGTTTGGCTTCATTACTATTCATAATACTTTACTTTTACCGTTTTGTTTTTCAATTAATATTGTATTAGCATATACTAAATCAGCTCCTGCATGAGTAACTAGGATGATTGTCTTTCCTAATTGATTAAATGCATTAGCTGCATTAGCAACTCCAATTGAATCTAGAGGGTTGATTAATTCATCATTACAATAGAAATCAAAACCTCCATACTTACTTGACTGATTAATTAGTTGTTGAAAAGATAAGTCGACCGCTAGATTTAATCTAACCTTCTCACCCTCACTAAATTGAGTAAATGGTTGAGGGTTAGTCCAGTTACGATAGATTACAGGTTCTAGTGATTGTCTTAACTCTCCAGATCTTAGCTTCTTGAATCCTTCAATAAATAGATTAAGGTCACTTCCATTGGCAGTCAAGTGATTATTTACTAATGAGCATATACTTTCGATAGGTTTATTACCTAAGAAGAACTTGAAGTCTTCAAAGTTCGTTACCCATTTGTTATGATAATCTAATTGCTCAGTAGATTTTTGAAGTTGTTGTTCGAATACCTTTAACTCACCTAACTTCTCATCTATTCTCTGCTGAGCTTCTAACTTCTCGTCAACAATAGTTCTACCAGCTACCAAGTCTCTTTCAAGTGATAACTTTTCATACTCAGCTACTAAGCGCTCTTGACTCTTCTGTATAGATTTGATAGTATTGGTACATAGATCGATTTCACGCTCTACAGATCTATTCGCTGTCTTTAGAGCTGATATTTCTTCAAGAAGTTCACGAATATCCTGCTTAGCTTTCTTAACATTATCCCTCTCTACTTTAAGCTCCTCTAATGCTTCACGGCTAACAGCTAGATCTTCTTCAGTATAATGTGCTTCGCTATGTAAGTTGAACTCATGATTACACTTAGGGCAAGTAATTAATCCTGCTAAGAAGTTCTGAATAGTACCTATCTCTTTCTGTAGCTCACTCATTAACTCTACAATCTCTTTGTCATCTAACTCTTTTAGTTGAGCATTAAGATCAATCTCATCCTGAGGATTAATTGTAGCGAAAGAGTTACCAAATTCTTTCTGAAGTTCTTCTTGCTTAGCTATCTCTTCATCTTTATGTCCGAGAGTAATTTCAATAGCACTAAGTTGCTGCTCTAAAGTATCCAGCTGCTTCTGTTTGTTTTGTTCGAACGCTTCAACGTTAAGTGAATCCTCTAATGCTTTAATGTATCCTTGTTGAGATGCTATTAGGGTGTTGTAATCTGTAATACCTTGCTTATCAGTCTTTATCTCAACCTCTAGTGCTTGAATTACCTTATCAACAATACCAGCCTTACTGAATCTTGAAATTACATCAAGCTTATTGTTTGTATTGATACTTAGAAAAGGTTGATATGCAGACTTAGAGATTATGAAATAGTTCAGAAGATCTCTCTCTGTAATGTCAAGGATCGATTCTAGAATGTATTTATTTCCTAGCTTAACATCAACACCATTCTCTACACCTTTCTTTGTTGGAATCGTATCTGGAGTTTTACCATTAACTAATAAGGTAAGCTCCTGACCTCTTGTATTGTTATAGAGCCTGCGAGTAATCTTACAAGTTAGATTATGTTCCTTATTAACAAGAGAGCATTCAACTAAATAAGAAGAAGCGTCAGTATTCCAATTACAACAATCCTTTACATGCCTTCCTGTTAAAGAGTAACCTAATAAGGCGATAGCTATGACGTCAACGAAAGAAGTCTTACCTCCTCCATTAGATTGCTGACCTTCGTTATCCTTATTCTCAGCCCTTACTACATAACATTTCTCAAGGAAATCGTAGTTGACCTCATCGAAGGACATGAAGTCTTTTGCGTGTATGTTTTTTAACTTCCACATTACTTCTTCACAGATAGTTCATCTTTAATCTTTGCTTCTAATTCATCCATCAGCTCAGGATTGTCTTTAAGTAAGGTTACGACTGTATCTCTACCTTGACCTAACTTATTATCGCCGTAGCTAAACCAAGATCCAGCTTTCTTGATAATACCTAACTCTGAACCTATATCAACGATTTCTCCTGCTTTCGATATTCCTTCTCCGTATATAATATCGAACTCTACTGTCTTAAACGGTGGAGCCATCTTATTCTTAGCAACCTTTACCTTTACTCGATTACCTGTCAGATCTTCACCGTTACCACCTTCCTTCGTTGTTCCTATCTTTCTAATATCTAATCGTACAGATGCATAGAATTTTAAAGCATTACCGCCAGTCGTTGTCTCTGGATTACCAAATACTATGCCTATCTTAGATCGTAGCTGGTTGATGAAAATACAGGCACAACCTGTCTTATTAATAGCTCCCGTTAACTTCCTTAACGCTTGAGACATTAATCTAGCTTGCAAACCCATCTTACTATCTCCCATCTCACCATCAATCTCTGCTTTCGGTACTAGTGCTGCCACACTATCGATAACGATAATATCAATCTCACCTGAACGTATAAGATGCTCTGCAATCTCTAACGCTTGTTCTCCATTATCAGGTTGAGATATGAATAAGTTTTCTGTATCGATACCTAACTTCTCAGCATACGTTTTATCAAATGCATGTTCGGCATCAATGAATGCAGCTATACCTCCTGTCTTTTGAACTTCAGCAATACAATGCATCGTTAGCGTTGTCTTACCTGATGATTCAGGTCCGTAGATCTCTATAACTCTACCTCTAGGAATACCTCCTATACCTAACGCTAAATCTAATCCTAAGGAGCCTGTTGATATTACAGGAACATCTGTTATCGATTCATCACTTAGTTTCATTACAGCACCTTTGCCATATGACTTCTCTAGCTTATCGATAGTAAGTTGTAATGTCTTTATTCTCTCCTTGTTGTCTTTCTTTATCATATATTCTTCCTTAGTAGTTTCTCGCCGAATGCTGAATCTTCAATTTTACGATCTACACTCCAATCCCTGTATAGTTCAACAATATCTCCTGAAGTAAATGTTACCTGAGAAGTTTGAAGGCTATTATTAATTGTAACCTCCTTATGTACTTCTACCTTAACTCCTATTTGAGTAAGTTGTGTTACTAGCGGTTTTAGTTGTTCATTAATCTCACCTTGAATTCTAAACCTTAACTTCGCTTCATTCCCTTTCTCTTTAGCTTTATTGATCGTATCTAATGATAGATCTGAAGCCATCATATCTATAGTGATGTATGGATTGAATTCGAAATTAAAGAATTCATAAGAACCATCATCATAAACCACTACAGCACCCTTCTCTGCATCTTCTCCAAAGTTTCTAGGATCGGTTGATCCCATATAAACAATTCTACCATTATCGAATACTTGCCTATTATGATAGTGACCTACAAATACTTTATTGAAGACTTTAAAATAGTGAATAGGTAATTCACCTTTAGCTTGTATACCAGAATTATTTGTTACGCCATCTATTGAACAATGTGTAAGTAGTAGATTTATGATATCATCTCTAAATTGAACTGTATCGATTACTTTGGTTAATCGATCTGGATAAGAGAGGTGTTCATCGAAATAAGGTAGGAAGTAGAAATTTACACTACCTACATTAAAAACGTTCTGCTCATTTACAACAGAGAAAGCTGGATGTCCATTAAATGCATCAAGATAAGAAGACTCACCTACGTAAGAAGTTTTATCATGATTACCTGGTATAGCTATGATCTTTATACCTTGTGCTTCAGCTGAGTCAATTATCTCCTTGAACGTAGTTAGTACCACTTGAGGTTGACCTTTGCGTAGAGTAAAGATATCTCCTAAATGTAGGAGAGTATCTAGGCTTAACTGTTTACATAATTCAAAAGCCTGAGCGAAAACACTAAGATTTTGTTCTGTTGTGTTCTCGCTCAGGTGTGTATCAGTAATTAGTACAGCTATTGGATTTCTATTTCTTTCCAAGGCGGTTTCTTATTTCTGCCATCTTTTGCGCTGCCGATACGGCTGCTGAACTTGGTGCTGGAGCTGCCACCTCTACTTCTTTCTTAGGTGCAGGAGTTGCCGCTACTGGAGTTGCTATCTTCTTAGGTGCTGCTACTGGTTTCGCTAACTTAACAGGCTCTTTTATTTCCTCTTCATGCTCGCCAGCCATTTCTTCTTCACCCTCCTCTTCAACCTCATCACTAACTGTGTCAGTTTCTGTAGCACCTTCTGGTACTAAATCAAGTAACTGATCCATTGCGGTTTGGAATTCATCATATTGAAAGACTCCTATGTTAGCTCTGAATAAGGTACCTTCCTTATCCTTAAGTTCCTTAGAAGCTAACTCCTGTTCGAAGTTCATCAAACCTTCAATCTGAGATTCAAGATCACTACGCTTGAAAGATTTAACGTAGGTCTTATATAGAGGTTCAAGTTTCGAGAACGCTTCAAGCTGTTCGTCTGTCAATGGCGTTGGAATAAATTCCATGTTCATACCATTTCTCCTCTTCTCTAAAGAAACTTTGTATTCTGTTTTCAAACCTTCACCGGTCTTATTGATGATTACAGCAATACCTTGATCTGGATCAGTAAATGGATCTGGTGATACCGGATCATTACCTACAAATTCAATAGCAAGATCTTGTAGTTGTGTCTTAATCGACTTCTTCAATTCTAAAATACCTACAGGACTCCAAGCACCTCCTTCAAACTTAGATGCATACACTACCCAGGAATCTCCAGGTTTAACACCATTCATTCCTGTCAAGTGGGCCCAAATTCTATCTCGGTGTTTCTGGTCATCGGTGTAAGCTGGAATAGCTTTGTTCTTAGCTACCTTCAAGTATTCTTCTACAAGATCTATTGGTAGATCTCCGTGAACTTTACTATTAAAGATTGGAGTTCTCTTGAATTCCTTCTTACCTTCGATAGGCTTGTTGTTATCATCATAAGCCTGTCTCTCTACACTTAGGAAAGTTACGCACTTAGCTTCGCTATATGTTTTACCTCCACCTTCCGGATGACACGGAAAGAAACGAAATTTGTTATCACCAGGCTTTACTGTTAGATAACCAACTCTATCTCCTCCACCAGAAGGTCTTTTTGTTTCGTGTTCACTGTCTTGTTTTTTTAGTTCAGCCATTGGTGTTGGCTTAAACTTACTGCGATCAAATCCCGGCATGATTTTTAAAATTTACGTTGTGAATTTATTTTAACTCTTAAATGTAATTACTTTTTCAGTGCTTATCAACGAAATCATTTCTAAAGCTGCGAATTATTACTCCATTAATTTCACCTTCTAAGATGTCCTTTTCGAACTCTTCGGGTTTAACTTTAGTTGAAACGATATCTAACTTCTTACTCTTATCTTTCGCTGCCCAATATAATCCGTCAACAATGTCGACTTGGCGTTGAACTTCGAAGACCTCGAACTTCTTTATCTTATACTGCGGATCTCTCTTGATAGCCATATCAATAGCTGTCTCGGTAGCTTTCTCTCCGTCGCCTATTAATTTCTTCTTGTACTCCTCATACTTCTGAGCTTCGAATACTTGAAAATCGAATTGAACCTCTCTTAGCAGATTCTCAATCTCCGCCTTAATGTTTGAAATTCGGTTAAAGTATACAGGCCAAGTTACCATATCAACTAGTAAGTTGAATGTATCGACTTGCAATAGATCTTCAACATCAATATCTGAAGAACCAAAGTCTTTGATTTCAAAGACTAAAGTTTTATTCTTCAGATGGATTTTTGTTTTTTCGACCACTTATGCGTTGGTTTGCGGCTCTTGCTCTTCTACTGCTTCTACAACTTTCGTAGCTTTCGTAGCTTTGGCGGCCTTCACCACTTTCTCTTTCTTAACCCTTCCTTGTGGGTACCCGTTCTTCTCTAAAAGATACTTAGCATAAGCTTTTGACACCAATGCTTGCTCTGATAGTTCTTTGAATGTGCGTACTCCCGATTCGATTAAAGAAAGTACACGTGTTGCTTTTTCGCCTTTCATACTGTTGTTTTGTTTAATTGGTTTAATTGTTTTTACTTTTTCTTTTTTAACTACTTTTTCTTCTTCTACTGCCACCTCAACCTCTTCCTCAACTTCCTCTTCTGTTTTCGGTAGTCGGTTGTTATATTTTTTTCGCTCAGCAATTTCTTCCTTCATGTCTCCTATAAAAGTGAGAGCCTGCTGCCTTGATCTTCCTTTATAAAGCTTATCAGCTAATTCCTGACCGCGCTTTGAAGTTCTTATGATATGCCAAGCTGCTCCAGCTGCTCCGCTGGTGTAATCCAATCCTACATACAATTCAACGAATTGTGACTTCATCATTCTTACTGCATCTTGAATGATCTGCGCATCTTGATAATTAAGTGCTGGTGGTGGTGCTTGTCTACTGCTGCTCATGACTTTCTTGGTTTAGTTGTGTGATTAATTTATTACGATGATAAACTCCTATGATCTTCTGACCGATAAGTTCCACGCCGTGAGTGTTTGTTATATATCCTCCTGCCAAAACCTTAACAAGGAAAACTTTCTTAAAAGTCTTCATTGATGTCGCTAATGCTCCCGCTTCTGCAGAAGTTAGATCTGAAAAATCCGTCTCGTATCTAAATCTGTCAGTTCTTAAAGTATGCTCTATGCAAACCGAACCCCTACCTTTTCTTTGAAATTCTTTCATGTGTGTGTTTTTAATTCCTTCCTAAAATAAGTAATAATTTAGGTACAAAACAACTTATATGTAGTTTAATTCTATGTTTGGATTCCACAACAACCACTCATCAAAAGTACGCTTTACTCGATTAACTATATTCTTTTTACAATCAATCGTAACAAAGACGCCTGTCCAGCAAACAACTCTAAGCCATCCTAACTCAACGAGTACTTCATAAACATAAGATACTTTATATTGCTCGCATAAATTCCTTACTGCAGTAAGTTGTTCGATAGGATCCTTCTTATTAACCATTTTATTCAACACTTCGTAGGCAAATTCATTATGCTGAGCAAATCCTAACGCGTAGAAGTTTCCTTTCAGATCAATCCATCCGTTTAATGCCCCTTTTAATTCGCTACCTTCTAATGGCTGTTTCATATCCTTAAAATAAGTACCTATTAAGGTACGAAACAACAAAAGGTTCAGTTTTTTTTAATTGATGTAAGAACGCATCGTTTTAACGTTATTCGCAATAATTTCGACTTCATGTGGCTTTAATTGCTTATTAAGATTGTCTGCAAGCTTCTCCGTAGGCTTCTTAATATCTAGTGAGATACCTTTATCTCCAAACTCAACACCATTCCAGCCATATACTATAGGTGCTGAAGTATCTATTGAATGAATGAATACCTTAGTTGTAGGCTTATAATATAGAAATTCGTTTGGATGTTTACATCCTAGAATATGAAGTGGTTTTGTAAGATGACCTCTTTCCCAAATTAGATCATCAATATATCTAACTCTTTCAAGGAGATTGGTGTTACCTCTAGGAATGATACACATCGATACTGCTATGATATCAATACTTTTCTCCTTCTCATAGATATCATATACCTCATGAAAATCCTTTAACCCTTGACCCTGTATACAGGCGATAAATTTAGGTTTTGATTTCTTACCATATGCCCTGATGTACTCGAAAGTTCTTTCAAGAGTCTCTTCTCTTCTAAAAGCGACATCAGGTAATACTATATGTGAAGGTTGATATAACTCTCCTAATTCGTAGAGTAGTTCGTTAGGTATTGATTCTCCTAATTCATATCCACTATTATCTAGAATACTAAACTTAGGCTTCTTATCTCTAAGAAGGTCGTAGTAGAAATTAGCGTACTCCGCATCATAGTATAAAGGATACTTAGCTTGTGATAAAAGATGTCCTAGTATATAAGGATAATCGTTTATAAAAGAATGATGCGGAAACAGTTGTTTCGGAATCTCGTGACTAATTTTTATACTCATAGTTGCATTGCTTTTCTAAAATCTTCGTCCTCCTTACCTCTATATTCGTTCTTACCGCTAACAAGTTGATTGTAAATCTCCGTATTAGGTTGTAGCCAAGGAACGTTCTTAAACTTAAAGCCTTTAACCTCTATATTGTTATTCAATAGTGCTACCGCCTTTCTTACACAAGGTTTGCACTTATTGCAAGGCTTAGTTGATTTAGAATCATAACAGCTAAACGAAGTTAGTAATCCTTCAATTGGATATCCTTCTTCAAGATACTTAGCTACAAGTTGTGTTTTAGTATACTCTTTATAGGGAGCTACCACTTCAAACTTCCTCTCTTCACACCAATGCTGTTCTTGATAGAGATAGTTAAGCATATCTTCAAGCTTACTCATGAAATCTAAACTCTTATCTAATGTCCTGTCTCCATATACAGCACCTATGTAAAGTTTCTCTCCATATAAAGCTGCCATTGAAAGTAGAAATAGGTTACGTAATGGAATGATAGCATCCTCTCTTTCAAATTCACCGAGATCAAGGTTCTCTTTAATAATAAGCTCTGATCCTTTCAGAAACCCTCTATCTTCTAAAAGACAAACAGTTCTATATTCAGCTTTCTCATATCTATTTCTATGAGGTAGATAAAGAAGAACGTTTACTTTCTCCAACTTTGATATAATGTAACTATCCAATCCTCCTGAAAAAAGAAGAACTGACTTGCCTGTGGGTTTATTTTTCATAGAAGGGTTAATATTTGATTCAATCTTTCATCAACTGTACCGCTAATTCTATGAACAATATTCCAGAGATCATATTCACGAACCAACTTCTTAATCTCTTCGTCATAAGCTGACTGAAGTTTAGCTCCATACCTAACTCCATCATCAACGAATGGAAATTCAATTGGTAGATAGAAGATATTCTTAATTCTACCTTTATTCATTCTAACATGTTCTTCAATTTCAGGAAGAAAAGGTAGATCTGGCGTTAATAATCTAGCAAAGATTATCGAATCAAATAGTGAGCGAGTTGTTAGTACGTTTTGATCGTAATAATTCTCCTGAGCCCACATCATTAATTCAAAATTCAATACCTGAACTTGTTCGTCAGATAGGCCAGTCTTCGCTGCTGCTCTCTTGATAGGTCGCGCGAAAGCATCTGTCACATACAACCCATCTTTTCTCTTCACTATTTCTCTGGCTAGAGTTGTTTTTCCTGTACCGTGAGCGGCTAGAAAGCAATTCATAAATAAAAGCGATTAGTAGTAATAATGCAATAAAGTTAATGAAGATCTTCCTTATCCACAAGAAAAGTTTCATTTAAGGTTCGAAATGAATTGATAGAATTCATCTCTAGCTTTAGTTTGATCATCCATAAAAGCTCCGCTCAACTTAGCAGTCTTCATTGTTGAATCGTGACTTATACCTCTATGTGAACAACAGAAATGCTTTGCGTATATAGCAACAGCTACTCCTACGTTTCCTTCAGTATGTCTAGCAATGTCTTCGTGAATCTGCATTGTTAAATGCTCTTGAGTTTGAGGTCTGCGAGACCAGAATTCAACTATGCGATTAAGTTTACTTAATCCGATAATCTTCGAACTTGGCGTAGGTATATATGCGACGTGAGCTACACCTATAATTGGAAGATGATGATGTGCGCAGAGACTCTTAACTGGAATATCTAGTTGAGCTACCATACCATCATATCCCTCTCCGTTATCAAACGAACTTATCTTCGGTCCTTCAGTAGCGTGTAGACTTTTTACTAGGTCGTTAACAAACGATTTAGCAACTCTACGTGGTGTATCAAAAGCTTGAGGATCTTCCCTCCATCCTGGTATAACCTGATCCATAAATATTGCGTATGCATCTGCGGCTTGATCAATCTTATCTCTTGTCATATCTTCTTATCGATTATCACCTGATCCTGAAATAACTCCTCTCTGCTTTCTTGATTGTAGTTTGTCAATATTCTGTTGAGCTACATTTGCTAATGATGTTCCTAACTCTCTTGCATTAGCTGCTGCATACCATACTACATCTCCTGTTTCTTTTTGTAGTAGTAAGGTATCTTCCTTAGTAATCTCGCAACTCTTATCGCGGATAATCTTCTTCATCTTTTCAGCAATCTCCCCTGCTTCACCTATTAATCCTAGTGTGACATACAATGAAGAAAGTAACTTATGTAGTCTCTGTTGATCTACTTCACTAGGTATGTTAAGTGATTCAACATACTTCTGAATGCTTGCGTGATAGATGCCCGTCTCAACGATGGTCTTTTCGTATGTTTCAAATGTCAATTGTTGCATAAATATATTTCTGGTAAATTTCGTTTCTTGTCATTATCATCTAATCCATACCCTACTAACCACTCCTCCTTCTCTACGAGAAAGCATTTCATAAATTTGTACTTACTTAAGTCAGGTTCCCAACCTTTACGTTGTAATAAGGTTGCGAAAGTTAGTGATTTATATTGATACCGTTGTAGATGATTATAGATTGCCTCAATCGATCTTCCTGTATCAACCAGATCTTCAATCACTAGAACATTCTTATCCTTTAGAGATACGTTACCAAACGGACCTTGTACATCGCAAGCTACCTGCTCTCCATTTGAAACGTAAGATTTGCATTTAATAAAATCAATCTCAAAATCAGTTCGCTCCATGTTTCTAATCACATCACTAAAAAACAATACAGCTCCTGATAATGTACATAATATTACATCAGGACTATCTGGTATATTCTCTAATAAAAATGCCGCTTCTCGCGTTGCTTGTTGAATTAGTTCTTTACTAATGATCTTTATCATACTCCAGTTTTCTTATTCCAAATAGTTACGTGAAGGCGATCGCTAAATCGTACACCATGCTTAATAGCCATATCAGCTACAAATTCTCTATTCTTATTTAACTCTTCTTGAGTTACGCCTTCAGGCATAAGAATTACTTTTCTAAGATCGAGATGCGGTAGGTAGTCAGCGACAATCTCTTCCCACTCATTCTCATTAGCTATAACGAATTTAAACCATGAGTTAGGTAATTCACTATAAGCTCGAATTACGTCAGGCTTAAGTCGTACACGAGGCTTCATTCCACTATTAGCTAACTTAGGACTATTATTCCATTGAGCAACATAACGTATTAGTTCGTTATGAGGCATTAATACAGCTTCATTCTCAACCTCTATAATTGGAAGAAAACTAAATCGTTCGATGAATGCTTTAATGAATCCAATCAATCTTACTTGCTGCTTTATAGGACTTCCACCTGTAAGAATTAATCTTTGACCATCTAAATATTTGTACTTGTACGGTTCTAACATGTCAAGTATTTCCTTGAAGCTATACTCATTACCTGAAGGCCATACATCTAAAGTATCACAGTTGTGTACCCACTTATGATGATATTTACCGTGTAACAAATACGTATTATATGGAGCGCAAGATAAATTAACGACCTTTACTTTTTTCACACTTTTAGAGCCATACATGACAGCTTTTTGTTTATCACTTAGTTGAGTGTTAATGTTCGTAATGACGCTACCGTTGAATACGAAATTAAACAATCTATCTTGCAAAGAAACATTTTTAAGATCTTTTTGATTTAAAAAAAGCACTTCATACCCGAAAGCTTCGTAATGCTCTCTAGTGCTGTTCTCCCATTCAGAATCTCTTTTTCTACGTTCTCCATTGATGATATAATTATATGTAGTGTCATAGATTTCAATAACTTTATTCGCGCCTTCGACAATAAAATCAGGAAAACGAAATCTCCTCTTCTTATCTCCAATAGATACTTGATTATTACCAACGTATTTTATTGGAATATTATTCGAACGAAAAACTTGCTCGAACTTCTCTTCTAACTTTGATTGTTTCTTAAAGTGACTTAAAGCATTCTTTCGCGCCGTCTCAGGATTTTTCATTGGATTTTTATCTCCCTTTCTTAATTCTGAAAGGTGTTTGTTTTGCTCTTCAGAGCGTATATAAGGCTTTATTAAACCTTCCCCTCTCATCACTTTCTGAGTCGAAAGTCTCTTTTGAAAAAAAATTGGATTTTTTTGATTATTATTTATAACAGCTTTATGAGAAATCATCTGTTTAGCAGGTACGCTAATAATAATATCGTTAAGATTTAAGTCTTTTGCTTGGATCCATCCTCTATTTTTAATATAAAAAGGATGATCTTTTGTACAAACAATCGGGCTGCCTTTTAAATTATCACAACTAATACTCATCATCTCGCTTATTGAAACCTCCCTAGTAATAATATCTTGAACAGTTGTTTCAACAATATTCTGCTTCTCGTCTAATGTTAAGAGTACCTCCCCCTTCTTGAGGTTTTTAATTTTTGCATTCCCTATTTTTTTAACAATTATCGTATTCTCATCAAAACACCATACGCATTGTAGCGTACAGCCTTGTAAACGAATGAATGTAGCCGTCAATCCTGCACTCACCCCTTCTCCTTGGATAGTATCAGCGAACATTTCTGAAATCGCTAATTTATCTTCACCTTCAACTCTTTTAACAAAGTTAGGTTTCTGTTCTATTAATGTTACTGGCATATTTATTTTCTATCGTCGTATTCAACAATACCCTTCTCTTTAGCGTACGCATCAACTTCATTGAATCGCATCTTACGCCAATTATCTCTTTCTACATCACTCACCCCTAAACATCGAGTGTAGCAATTTGGTGTTTCATGTAAAATCAATTCATGCATCTTCAGTTCAGGATATTGAACAAATAACACCTCCATAGCTAAGAATATCTCTTTAGCAATATTCTCTACAGAAGGATTGCAATACTCTAAACGACCATTGAGACTCATAGTCCATAACTTACTTCCTGTAGCTTGAACTGACTTAAGTACTTCAACGTCTAATGGGTTAAGAATCATACCGTGATCTAGCATATCATCAATCCATTGACATGCTACGCGCTTAACTTCTTTAAAGTCTATCGCATATCCAATTGACTCTACTGCTTCAAACTCAAACGATACCTCATATAGATAAGTATGTCCGTGTAAATTAAAGCACTTCATTTTTTCATTCATTACTCGATGACCTGAGTCGAATGTACCTTTACGTATAATGTACTGTTTCATTCTTTCTTTATTTAGGCTATCGTCAGTCTACTTTCAGCGGTTATAGGTGTATTTGGATCGCTATCTGATTTATCCTGTAGAGTGCAATTCAGTAGATCGACGTAATTTCTAAGATCCATTAAGGTATCCTGGATACTTTCATTCTTAGCAACCTTATTGCTGAATAGTAGGTTACATAGTCTTTGAATCTTAAGAAGTACATAGAACATATTAACTCCTTCAACCTTACTCATATCTATGCCGAACATTTCAATTGCCTGATGCATTTGTTTAAAATTCTTCAACACATCCTGGCCGCTAGCATAGTCATGCCCTTTAGACTTCATTACAGCGATTGCGTTAGCATTAAGTTTTTCGATAAACTCTATTTGCCTAGTTTGATTCATAATGTATTACTGGTTTATTGTTTTCGTTATAATTCCAATAGTTAACTTGAACACCTGATTCTTTGAACATTATTCTCGACTTCTCAGCGTGCTTATCCCACAATGTACTAGGTTTTCCTGTAATAGGATTTCCTGGTCGTATCCAAATCGTTTTAATCCCAGCTTGAATAACAGCTCTAGCACAATCAGCGCAAGGACATCCGCATGTCAAATACATAAGACATCCATCTAATGGAATACCTACTCTTGCGGCATTGTATATTGCATTTCTTTCTGCATGCTCGAACCAGAAATACTTCTCACCTTCTTCTCGCGATTGGCGTTCTTTCAGATTATCATTTAAACCTCTAGGGAAAGAATTGTATCCGGTTGAGCGAATCTCTTGATTCGGTCCAACTATGACCACTCCAATCTTTGTATTCTCGTCTTTAGATTTTAACTTAATCTGTTCTGCTATTAGAATGTAATACTCTAACCAATTCATTCTTTTGCTTTTTTAGTTATAATCTTATACATCTCTGGCCAGGGTAGTATTCCTAAAACTGACTTGTCATCAATATAGATATCAGCACTTACTTTACGACAGTTAGTTCCAAATCCAAGAATCTTTAAAGGACCGTTATCATTGATCTTATGAAACTTAACGCCACTCTCGAATAAGAATTGTTCCACTTTAGTAGTAAACTCCCCATCTCTACAAGTCCAGATAATTATGTAATGCCCATCATCGTAGAGCTGATTGACATACTTCTTTGCGTCCGGTAACAACTTTCCAATATCTGGATAAGCTTCTGTTACGAGAGTTCCGTCGAAATCTACCGCTAAGTAGAGACTCTTTAGTTTTTGGTTATTTTTATTCATCTTGTAAAAATAACTTTTTCCCTTTAAACCTCAAAATCTTTTTCTATACAACTTCACAAGAAGCTCCAGCACATGCCGCTTCTTGACCTAATTTAGTTTGATCAGTTACTTCAATAGCTTTCGTTAGATCAATCTGCTGTAGATGTGAAAATAACTCATCATAGGTTTCTTTACTAATATCTTCAAATGGCGCCTGCTTATAGCTATGTTCACTATGAGGTAGTATAGCTAAGCCTGCGTAAAGATCTCTATTCTTCCACATCCACTCATTTACCTCATCCCACTCTTCAGGTTTAATTGAAATAGTTGCCGATACGTTATGCGTATTACTTCCTGTATTATGACCTGGTCGAACCCATCGAGTAGTTATATCTTTAACTCTATCAAGTAGCTGTATGGCCGACTCCTGTCGCGTTACAGCCGAAGCTGGAGCTTTCTGTGGAATCTCTATTACAGCTGTATCGTGAGGTCTAAATATTTCATCTTTAACAAGATCAGGATGATAGATACTTAGGTAGGTATATAGTGACTCTGCCTTATTCACCCTTATTCTACGTATGTAGTAATCATTATGCCAAGCATGTATTCCTGAAGAAGTACCTAGAGTAAGTGAAGTAGTTCCTGCAGGCTTAACGCAAGTTAATCGAGCTGCCTTATTAATTCCTATAGCTTTAGCAATTCTCTTATTCTCTTCTCTTACAACTTCTACAGCCTCCTCTATGTTATACTTAAATACTTCCATTGATGCTATGCCTGTCATCGATACTCCAAGTAAAGCATCCTTCTCTGTAGTCTTCTTCCAAATAGGCCTTAGGTAATGGAAGTTAGTATATCCTGCTTGCAATGTTCCAATGAACGCTGCTGCTCTTACTCTATCATTAAGATCCTCCTGCGATTCAAGATTTGAAGCATTTACTTCAGTTAAATTACAAAATTGAAAAGGTCGTAATGCAATCTCAACGCAATTTCCAGTAATACAGTGTGCAATCTGAAAACAATGCGTCTTATCATGAACCGATATGTCCCACACATCTTCAGTTAAATCAGTTTTTTCAATATTAATTATTTCAACCCTATTTTTCTTAGAACTAAGACGTTTTTCATTAAACGTTAATAAATTTTTCTTAATATTCTCTTGCTTACGAAGATGAGAGAGTTGAAATAATTTATGGAAATGAAGAATATCTCTTCCTGCATTAATTGTTAAAATAAAACTTTCGCAATTATTGTAAATATGTCCATTGAGATAAATAGGCTTCTTTGAAACTATTTTTTTAATAGTAGTCCTTATCCCATAAAAACCTAATAATTCACCTACATCTTCAGTTAATTTCTCATGAACTGAATGAAAATTAATATCTCTACCCCACTTACCATCCTCAACACTTCCGTCTGATGAGAAAAGTCCATCAATCAATCCCTTTCGAAACTCTTCAGAAGAACCTCTCCAAGTTTTCAAAGGAAGTCCTTTACTTTTATGAACGACCTCGAATCTATCAAACAGAGATCTTAAAAATTTACTATTCGACGAATACTCTACATTGTCGTCTTTAATAGTGCCAACCACTGCACTATCGTTCTGCGAATTAATATAATTAAAAATCTTATGATGAATATCGTACTTCATATCCTCTTTTGAAAAAAAGAAACCAAAACGCCTCTTTATATTTCCTTTTAAATCGAGATCTTCGCCAATAGAACCGTCGCCAAGATTCCATCCAATTAAGAATCCGTCATCATAAGAACCTTCACCGCCTATAAATAGTGAATCTTGCTGTAAATTCGGAACATAAGAATTTACTGTTATATCTTCAGTTCTTATCTTCTCATATAAACCTCGAGTCTCATTCCATATAGGCCATTCATGTTCTGCTGTACAGTAGACCTCATGATTCCCTCGTAAAGTAATTTTAAATAAAGGTCTGTTTCGACCTGAAAGCCAACACTTAGCTCCGCTTATCTCTCCATTAAGGTTTTTAACTTGAAACTCTCTATCTTGAAGTTCTTCTATAGGAAAAATACCTTCTGTAGTTAAAACTCGCGTTCCTTTTCTAAGCGAAGGATTCGTACCCCAATCTTTATCATTAGTGAAATATACCCCCGGCTCTCCAGATCCTGAATCCTTAATACGCTCCCAAACCTTATCAAAGAACTTTCTAGTTATCTTATGTCTTAATAGAACTACACTATTATTAGCTCTTCCTCTTTGAGGATTTAATTCCCACCAACTACCTGACTTAGATGCAATCATCTCATCATCGTTAGCACTAAACAAACAAATCAAAGCTGCTCTTCTAATTCCACCAGCCAATACTGCATCAGCTATATGACAAACAATATCATAGATTTCGATTGCACTAAGTTTTTCTCCATTTACCTTTGAATCTAGTATACCTTGTACCTTTACAACGCACTCTTTTAAAGGTTGAGGTCCTGGAGCTTTTCCACCGGAAGTTATTAGTCGAGCCCCTTTAGCTCTAATATCACTAAAATCAAATTCAATCGTTGAACTTCGAACAAAATAAGATTTCATTAACATCTTAATTGCGTCAGCCCATCCTTCTATTGAATCTCCTACTAAGTACCTCTGTACCTTCTTAGGATCAGGTTTTATAATTTCAGGTAACTTCTCTATATGATGATGTTGAACTGAAAAACCTACACCCGTACCGCTAAGTAGTAGAAACATAATTTCAGAAAAAACTCTCCAGTCGTCAATTGGTGCGAATGCACAGTTGTAAATTTTAACCGGCGATATTTCAATAGGCTTACCGGCGAACTGTAAAGATCTCATTGAAGGAAGTACCTTCTTCGTCATCACGAACTTATCATAAACTTCATGAATCTCATTACGTAGATCTGGATACTTATTAATATGGATAGTCTTATTTCTTTCAACTAACTCCTCCCAAGTTTCTCTTCGCTCTTTCTCTGGTAAATATTTTGCGTACTTTAGGAAGACAGTAATAGATGACAGGATGTTTTGACTAATATCCATGAGTTGAAAATTTAAAAGTTAATGATTGTTTTTTTTTGAATCGTTGCCTAAAAATACTAAAATATCTCTATAGCTGTATCTTCAATTGAATGAATTATATTATGTTTTTTGTAGCGATCGTCGGTAATTTTCCCTAAGGCTATGATACCTCGCCCGATACTTCCTCTAAGTAATGTTTTATACTGAGCCCATTTCTCATTCCATAAAGTAATCTCAATTCTTTCATTATTATGATCAAGTAATATTTGAGCAAATTCACCTTTTCTAGATTTCTTTTCTATAATCTCAACTAATAGCCCTGCCACTACAGCTACCTTATCAACATTATCAGAAAGTAAAATCTTATCTGGAGTTAAGTATCTCTCTGGAGCAAAAGTTATTAAACTATTCGCAACAACCCCTTGATACTCAAAGTATCCAGATTGACTTATCTCTCTTTGTTTTGTAAACCAGAACCATGTCTCTCGAGTCTCGTATTCTTCAGGCATTTCCTTCTGAAGGAACTTTCTCAATATCTCTCTGCGTTGATAAGACATCTCTACATTATATATCTGATCAAAACAACCTGATAAGATTAAATTAGTAACAACTCGCTTGTTTACCTTACGTCGATCAACTCTTGATATGAATTCTTCTATACTAAAGAATTGACCGTTCTTCGTACGTTCTTCAATGATAGCATCAATGGTAGCTTCGCCTGCGAACTTAATTTTTCCTAACCCCCAATAAATCGTTTTAGTTTTAAAATCAGAGGTGAATGCTTTCTGTGATCTGTTTATATCAGGTGGTAGAATTGTAATACTTTGTAGTTTTCGAATCTCAGCTATTCTCTGTGGTACTTCTTCTTCATCAGCGAACTGTAAGGATGTTGTCCAAAACTCCATCGGATGATAACACTTTAAGTGTTGACAAAAGTATCCTGTCATTGCATAAGCAGCTGCGTGAGATCTATTGAAACCATAACCAGCAAACGCTTCTAGTTTATTCCATAATCGAATTGCATTTGTCATTTCATAGCCCTTAGATAAAGCTCCGTCCATGAATCGATCCTGATAACTTTTCAATTTCTCTAAATCTTTCTTACCCATCGCCTTACGAACATCATCAGCTTGAGATAAGCTTATGCCTGCAATAATCTGAAAGGCTTTCATGATCTGTTCTTGATATACATATAATCCTTGTGTTGGCTTTGTTACTTCTTCAAGTAACAAATCAAATTCAGGCTCCTTCTTTCCAAACTTTATCTTAACAAAATTAGTATGAGCGTTGAATTCCATAGCTCCAGGTCTGTAAAGAGCTATCATGGCGATTAGTTCTTCAATACCGTCAGGCTTTACTTCCATTGAATAAGAAGTTAACCCTACACTACCAAAGTGAAAGAGATCTTGGTTATAGCCTTTCTGAAAGAGTTTTAATACCTTCTTATCATTATAATCAATAGCTTCGAATTCAGGAAATACTTCACCATTCATCTCCACCATCTTCTTGATACTCATAAACTTATCAAGCTGCTTAATACCTAATAAGTCTTCCTTTAGAAATCCTGCCATCTCTAACTCTGGACCTTCCCACTCACTAATTAAGATTTCGTTCATCTTCTTAACAGGCATCCACTTAAAGATAGTCATTTCATCTTCCGATGGTGTAATTACAACACCTGCTGCGTGAACGGAAGCGTTCTTAGGTTGATTTAAAATTAACTCTATGTTATTGATGACATCAATATTTTCATTGATGAATGTCTTTAGTGCTGGCGATTCTGCTCCATCATAGAATAATGATTGAATACTATCTTCTCTATCAGTAAGCATAGCACTAACATAATTTACCTGTTGTGCAGGTAAACCTTTCATCCTACATAAATCCTTAAGTGCAGCCTTTACTCTAAACGTTCCATAAGTACCTATAGAGCATACGTTCTCTACTCCATATCTCTCCTCAACATAACGCTTTATCTCATCTCTCCTTTCTCCAGGTAAGTCAGTGTCAATATCAGGTAAGCTTTTCTTTAATCGTCCTTCATTTAGAAATCTTTCAAATAGAAGATCATATTCAATAGGGTCGATCTTGGTTAGGTCTAAGCAATATGAAATTAATGATCCTGCTGCCGAACCTCTCCCTAATCCTGTTAAGATGTCTTGACTTTTACACCAGTTAACAATGTCTGTTAATATTAAGAAGTAGTCGATAAATCCCCCTCGCGAGATTACATCAAACTCAGTTTCAATCCTCTTTAAGTAAACTTCTTGATCCTTACCTTTACTAAACACCTTCTTTTGTAAACCTGCTTCTACTAAACTCCAGAACAAATCTTCAGGTGTCTCAAACTCTTTCGCTTCTTGTTCAGTTAGAGTATACTTAGGTAATTTCATTCTACCTAACTCAATATTGAAATCGCAACCTCTACTGATCTCATCCAACCCACTCATTGCAGATTCAATTGTCTGAAATCCAAACTCATCACCTTTGGTTGTAAACATCTCTAGAGCTTCTAAAGAAACTTCCTCTAATGATTTAAAGTATTGATTGTCACTTTGATATTCAAATCCTACGTTTCCTACAAACTGTAAGATCTGTTTTACTCGATTATCTTCCTGATCTAAGTAATAGGAGTCGCATATTAATGCTAATGGTACGCCCATTTTTAACGCCTGCTTTAAACAACTTAGGCAAGCAAGATCTCTTTTCTCTGCTTTATATTGAACCGGATCAAATTGAAAATACGTTCCTAGAAATTTGGCATGAAAAAACTCAGCGAAATTACTGTCTGTAAGCATCGTATCGTGTTGGAATATACAATATAAGCCCTCGCTGTAATCGATTAGGTCAGCTTGTCTAACAAACTTACCGCCATTATCTATGTTCAGTATCTTATGTAGCTTAAGGAGATTAGTCCAACCTATCTGATTTGCTACGTAGATCTTAACAAAATAATCTACACCTGTCTCCAGCTTAACATATAAAGTCTCTCCTATGATAGGTTTTATTTTATTTCGAAGGCAAGCTGATTGAAACTTTAGAACTCCTGCTAGTGTATGTCTCTCGCATATTCCTAACGTACCTATTCCTAAGAACTTAGCTTTCTCACACCAAGCATCATAAGTTCTCGACCCACTGCAAAGTTCATATCCTCCATGAATTCCTAGATAATCGAATCCACTTACATCTTTCGCTCTTCCTAGGTGTTTAAATAAATTCAATTCAGGCTTACCAGATACTGTACTAAAGTAGACCTTACCTCCAAATTCAAAGCAATAGTAATCTACCTTATGTTCATCTCCTGTCATGAACTCCTCTAACTCATCTGTATCAATAAGAAGAGAAAAATCAGGAGAGAAGATTTTATTAGAACCATCTTCACCTTCTTTAGGTCTTAAGTAGAGATATCTTACTTCTCCTACCCAAAAAGTTTTATCAGTTTCCCATTTAGCATCAATATGATTCTGTTCGAACCACTGATCAACTAATCTTACTTTCTCCTCTACCATCTATGTATAATTTAAAAGCTCTTTCGATAATTACTGCAGCCTCTGCTGATTTCTTTTCTCTGTTGAATAACTCATTCATCCAGATACTACATTGACCATTATCATCAAGGCTCCATTCTTCATTCTCTTCCCAAAACTTATCACTGAATTTCTCTGTCACTAACTCACACCAAACATTAAAACCATCATCTGGTGGAGTTGTGAGGTATCTATCTAAACTGTCTTTCCAATTCATATGTATGACATGTTAAAGTTGAACCAGTCCTTACTATTTCCTAAAAGCTCTAACGCTTCTTCTTCATTTAAGTCGTTTGGATCTTTCGCCCCAAGGTAACAAGCTAATACTTCAAAATCAAGTGAAGCTCTAGAAAGTATTGTCTTTATTTTTTGTAGTACGTCAGGTTCGAACCAAACTATTAATCTTTTTATTCCTTTCTTCTTCAATAGAAAGATTTGATAGTCAGAGAGTTTAGCTCCCAATGTAGCAACGCATTTCATTTCTTCCTGATCATCTAATCCAAGATTTCTATCTGTCTTAGTTTTAGAGAATATTCCTTCAACTAATATTACATCAGTTGTTGCTCCTTGTATTAATTCATCATAACCAAATAATGTAAGTGCGAAATCTGTTGATGAGTTGTTATACCTTAGATAATCCTTCTCTCCCTTCTTTCTCCTCTCCTCATTAATTCGATCAATTTCTACCTTACTCTTCTCCGACCTGCCAACGTATCCAACCAATCTACCTTCCTGTCTAACTAGAAAGGTTACATAGTCTTTATGAAGCTTACTTCTACCTACTTCAAATTTCCTAAACTGATCATCAGAGAAACCTCTCTTTCTAAGATAAGTATCATCTTTAACCCTTCTCCATAATGGAGGTGCTATTACTTCTGGTAGAACAACTTCTTCTACTACTCTCTCATTATCAACTAGAGATGTTGCTATCTGTTGAAATACGTTAACTTCACGATCACCTAAAAATTCCTTTGATTTTCCTAGATGAGCTAATAATGTAAAGATGTTACCAGTAACTCCGCACTCCTTCTTTCTATAGCAGTTGAAGACGTGATTGTCTTTCAAAGAAATACCAAACTCTCTTGTAGATGAATGGCAAAACGGACAGATAGCAACAAGATCATTACCTCTATAATGAAGACTAGAATCTTCCAGTAAACCTTCTAATTGCTCTTGCGAAAGTTTCATTTAATATAAATCTTCAGAGTAAAGTGTACCTGCTGCCTCTGATATTTGTATAATTTGTTTAGCATCTAAGGCTATTTTCCAACCTTCTTCTCTATTTACAAATTTACCTCTGTTTGTCACAAATCCATGAATTTTCTTAATTTTACCAATTTCTTGCCTATTCATAGTCCAAGATAACTCTCCATTCATTGCCTCTATGCAATGAGGATGTCTATGGCCGTAGTAGACCTTTCCACTATCTACTAATTTAATAGCTGCACAGATTATTTTCTCTCGCTCTCTCATGGCTTATTGTAAGGTCCCATGGTAGCAAACATCTTAACACTTAACTCTTTAAGTCTTGCGAATTCCATTTGAGTAAACCATCTTGTACTATCAGCTTGCAATTCGAGTAGACGGTTACGTTCCTTCTTTTCATCTTCCGAAAACGTCGGTAAACCTTTCTCTTCATCAATAGCTAATTCAAGTTGACATCTGATTTCAAATTGAGACGGTGCTCCATTTTGTTTAGTAAACTCGCCCATCCATTTTAATACTTTTTCTGCTCCAGTCATTTTGATTTATGTTTATTTAATAATAACGATCTCTTAATTGCTGAATTAATCTTCTTCAAAGAAGTCTGCGCTCTCTTTAGTTTAGTACCCCATTGCTTTTGTCTCTTGAGTAATAGTTCGAGTTTAAAATTAGGGTCTTTTTTCTTTTCCTTAAACTGTTTCTTGAGTTTTTTACTGTAAGCCTTTTTCTTCTTAAAGACTTCTTTAACCTTAATCGCATTTTGTTTCTTAACTTGTTCGTTAAGCTCTACCTTTTGAGCAATACTCCAATCACTAGGAATCTCCTCTTGAATCTTACTGTAGACTTCTTGAATCCTTCTCTTCTCTGAAACGATAGTATCGTATGCTATTCCCCTCTTTACAGCAAGACAGTGACCCGATACCTTAACTAGGTAGGTTGCTTCTCGAGTGTTATCAGTAAGAGAATTGATGAATTGGTTAACTGTCATCTCTGCCTTAGGAAGTATAATTCTAGATAGCCCTATCTCATTCATATTTATTCTATGAGTATAGGTACCGTTATTATCACCTCTACGATAACCTCGGTATTTTAACCAAGCGTTGACTTCATTATAGGGCTTATTGAGGACAGTACTAAGAGCACAAGGTACACAGCACCTTCTATGATCTTTATTGTCTGAAGTGATCTTAACCGATCTCATTGGCGTGTGTGTTTATTTATTAAACAAAATTACACTTGTAAACTAAGGAAAGATCTAATCCAAAACCTTTTGAAAAATAAACAACCTTGTCCTTTTTATCAACAGCATACGCTTTCATAGGACATAAGCTTCCTTTTTCTACATACCAGTCACCCTGTTTTAATTCGCTAGAGGGTGATGTGAAATATCTTTCTCCAGCCTTAAAGCCATAAAGTGCAGTAATCGTTTCTTGGTTAAACTCGATTTCCTTATCAAGAGAGCCTTGAAGTTGTTTTGCGTGCTTATGAACACGACCTGATTCACTATAACCTAACTTGTTAGTAGTTACGCTTCTACTGTTTTTTATGTGAACGTTTTGATTTGTTTTCATAATATGTGTGTTTTATTGTGCTATAAATATAGTCACTTCCTACACAACTAAAAACATATTTCTCATTTATTTTCACCTAAAAACCTGTGTTTTTAGTGTAATTTCCATGTTTTTGACACTTTTTATCTAAGAAGTCGCGGATTTATCCTGTGAATGGGCTTCAATGTAGTTTTCGCATACTCTACGCAATTAACTGTTCCTCCTGAAGTGCCATCCCAAACTGCGATTAACTGATCGCAATTATCTACCATCCGTTCATTACGCTTCTGCATACAACTACGATTATATTCACCATCTGTAACATAGTGAACAGTGCATAGAGAATTATTGGTGATATCTCTATAAACCTTTCTAGACTTCTCTATCCACTTACTTTCTTGATTTAAACAAGGTACTGCTGCTATGAAAGGTAGATTTAATTCAATGGCGATTAGCGCATATAGAGTATCAATTCCTAAAGCCATACCTGTTATCGGTAGAATATTTAAATCCTTATCTATTGATTCTAAAATCTCTAAAATAGAGAGATGAATTCTATCTATTAATGGAGACTTCAGATCATAATCATTTCCTAGCTTATCAGGTCGATGTCCAGTAATAGCTATCTTGATCTTTTCGATCATGCTTTTGGGATATCTCGAATGATCTGCTTTTTAGCATCATCCCAAAATAACTCCTTAGTTCTCGCTACATCTATAAATCGTCCAACATCTCTCTTCTGAGCTACATGATAAGTTGATGAATGTGAGAAGATTTTATAGTGACGTAGCTTTTCTTCATGAATTCTCATTATCTCATTATCATTCTCGTCTTCTGTTTGATTTAATGTAACGCAATAAGCAAATGGATCAACTGTCGCTTTTAGATTTGATATGTGCTCCCTGCTGATAACGAACTTAGGATTATTCCATTTCTCCCTATCTATGTTACTTGCTTGAGTTACTGTTCCTACTACTACATTAAATTCTGTTGCAATGTTAATAATCTTCTCAGCAATAGCCATCTTCTCAACTCGCTGACCTTCATCATTAGTTCCATATCTTCTACCATCTCCAGGTTTGAACTTCTCTAGATAGTCAAATAATACTAAACCAATATCTCGCTCTTTTAATAAATCAATTAGAATATTCCTGCAATCAAGAATTGAAGCTTGATTGAATTGCTTGAATGCGTGCATGTATATCTCACCGCAGTTAGCAAGCCATTCTTGTTTTGCTCGATCTATTTTCTTATGATCAGCTCCATCCATCCTACCTTCCCTGATAGAGTGTAAATCAACTCCAGTCCACCAAGAAGTATATCCATCTCGAATTTCATTAAGCGTAGAGTCACCTGCTGCTAAGTGAAGTACATTAATTCCTCTGAAAGATGCATTCATTCCTAGTGATCTTAGAAAAGTAGTCTTACCAACTCCTGATCTAGCTATACCTAAAATCCCTGTACCTCTATCTGGACCTCCTCTAGTATGATAATCAAATTGAGGTATTCCTGTAGGTATCTTAGATGTTGAATAATCCTTTTCTCTCCTTTCTCGTTCATGCTTATCGTAATCAGCAAATACTCTAGGTAGCATTTCTACCTTTAATGAGAACTCGTTGATATCCTTACTCTTCTCTGCTAGAGTGACGATTGCTTTTTCCTGTTCACCTTTATTAAATAATTCCTTTACCTCAGCATGAAGATCAAAGAACCTACTGTTACGTATAAATGTCTCAAAGGTCTCGATGATTTCATTTTTAGAATCATAAACGTTTACCTCTCGAATTCGACCTATAATAGGTAATGTATCCTTCTGTGTTACATTTTGAGCTAACATTCCTATCGTAGGAGCCTTCTTATGAGCATGATGATAGTCAAGTAGGTATTTAAAGATATGTTTATATGGCTCGTTAGGTAGATAGGTATATTGAAGATGTGGCGTAACTACATCCATTACCTCACCAGATACTAAGCAGGCTTTAGCTAATTCTATTAAAAAATCTTCTTTTAACTGACTCATATAGATTCGTTATCCGCATATCCACGCTTAATGTATAATTGTGGCGTAGTCTTCTTTAAAAGTTGCTTACAAGCTGTTCTAATAGAGCAACCTAAGCATAACATGCTACGATGATGATATAAGGTAGTATGTTGAAAGCAATTATATAATTTAGCCTCTCCATTAAATCTCTGCTTCTCTAGTTCTTCTGCAGGATCTAGGGCTAGGATCTCTTTTGGCACTTCTTCTGCTAATTCTTGTTTTAGTAAATCTAGATCTATAGAATATTCCTTTAAGAACTTATCTGTATAATAATCTACACCCTCATCTCTATCAAGCCATCTACTAACAGTCTTCTTTCCTATTATCCAGCCTAGTGATATCTTCCGCTTAGTTTTCTTTGTACTCCAATATGCGAACGAAAATGAAAATGCTTCTACGATTGTATTTATTCCAACACTATGAAGTCCAAAATTACTTGCCAGTAATCTCACAAAAGAATCAACCATCTTACTCTGACCTGCTTGACTAAGATCGAGTCGATAATTTGTTTTATAGATTTTATTGTAAAAGTAGTTATATGATTTAACTACAGCTTTATGATAGTCCAACTCGTCTTCTTTAAGACTCGTAAAGTTATAAAAGAAAATCTGAATTAAAAATTAATTCCAAGAAAAAACTAAACCTGCTGTTTCTTCTAATTCCAGCTTAGTCACACCTTTAGCTAGATCGACTAACTCTTCGTCAGTAAGTCCAGTTTGTGTTATAGGATCAAGTATTCTCTGAAGATAAATGATTAGATAATCGTTAACAGCTAAGTTAGGTAAAGATAGTGCGTTAGCTATTCCATCAGCCTCTTGAAAAGTAATACCATAAGGTATAGCATATGGACTACCCACTTTATCAGCATATAGATCTCCGCATGCATCTGCTTTAGCTAACGCATAACCTATTTTAAAATAAGCTATGTTAGTATCTGCTGGTGTAGAATCGTCTGTATTTGGATATTCGAAGTGAGCTTTTAGTCCTGTTAATGTAAGACCGCTATCGTTCTTGATTGCAAGTACTCGAATCTCTTTTTTATTAAGTTTTATCGTATATAGCGATATTGTATCGAAAACATTGCTTAAAAGACCATTCGGCACTTCTGTTGAAGAAATGTAGTTTCCAAGAGAATTTGAAGCTGTTGGCTGTGCATTCTCGAACTTTTCCGCACCTGTATAAAATATCTTCACGAAAAAAAATCGTACTTTAAGTTATAAAAATACTATTTTTATATCAACAAATAAGAAACTAAATATGAAAACGCGATTATTATCATTTCTACTATTGATCTCTAGCTTATCAATAAATGCTCAAAATTGGTTTGAAGAGATAAAGATTGATTCTTTAGTTACAGCTATTAAACCTGATGTCTCAATCAATATCTATCCAAATCCTATAAATCAATTCATTTCAATAAATGGAGAGTTTGATGAATATATTGTAATAGATCTACAGGGTCGTGAAATTTCCAAAAATGAAATTGATCCTCAAAAACTTACCAATGGTGTTTATTTTATTCGCTTCAGAAGAGGTATTCTTTTTATCACTAAGCGTATAATAGTAGTTCATTAATCTGTATAAAACCTTATATGATCAAGATTAGTACTACTTACAACCTCCCCTATTGTTGAGCCCCAAACAATATCGCCGTCAGTTTGAATAGTAATTGTTCCTAGTTTTCTAATTGAAGCGTTAAAATAATTTAATGGATATGTTAGTTCTGTTGCAGGTCTATATCCGACTGGCAATGTACCTATAACTAAAGTACCTCCAGTAGTTGCTGCACCATTTGTCCAAACCTCCCCTGTCAACGCTACCTCACCTTGAACATTTTTTCTATATTTTGCTTGAAAATTTTGTGTAGTCCAGGGACTTGTATAGGTAAGATTACTCCAAGCTTCAATAGGTTTAATACGTAAGGTGTCAGCATTTATCTCAATTGTAGTACCGTCTACATTGACGTCAAATGTTCTGTCGGCTGACAAATCACCTCCACCACCTAATCCAGCACCTGCAGTTAAATTCCTGGCGGCATTTGCTGGCGTATATCCAAGGTGCGTAACAACGACGCCAGTTGCTAGTTGAGTATTTGTAATACCTAGAGCTTTTACTCTTAATGTATCGGCGTTAATCTCAATTGTAGAACCATCAACATTGACAGTAAACGTTCTGTCGGCTGATAAATCACCACCTCCACTTAATCCATTACCAGCAGTTAGTATCCTTACTGAGGGAACTTCACCCGAACTCTTTGGAGAAATTTCTTTAATAAACCACCTTGTACCATCAAAAGTACAATTAATAAGTAATTCATCAATTGCTGCTGCTGCAAAATCTTCAGAGCTGAATGTATATAAATTCCATCCAGTATTTCCTGGATTTACATAATCTTGAGTAATAGTTAAAGAGAAAGCTCCAGGTGTATATACACCTCTGAACTGTAGTGTAAAATTATTACCGTTCTGAAGAGTAGTTGGTGTTATTGTACTTAGGTTAATGAAATGATCAATTGTAAACGGATACGCAACTCCGAAATCTGGATCGCTTTCATTTAGATTATCATCATTCGTTATTACTTGATATTGCTTATCAGTGCCTACAATTAGATTCTGAACAGGTAGTGCATTATCTAGTGCTCGATATTGTACTCCATAAAGATCTCCTGTCTCTACGCCTGCAATTCTATTAACGAAAGCTGAAGGCGCTAAGTTTAGTAAAATAAAACCAGCTGTTGTACTTGATACATATGTTTGTCTCGCTGATGCTACTTGTACACCGTTATTGTCAAAATCTGCTTCTACAAAATATCCAACAGGATCACTAGGAATCGGTGTAAGCTCACTCCATACCTTTAAGCTCTTATATCTATACTTAACATTATAAGATCCGAATGGAGATTTATAAGCTACAATTGGAATGATAGCTTTTCCTCTATTGATGTGAAGAGCAAATGAACGACTAGGTAGATCTGTATTGTCTGTAGGATCTGCTGCGAATGTGAATTCTATTTCATCTGCATTTGGAGCTACGACTAACTCTTGTAATGTATCTGAGAAATTATCAGGATCTAGTGTTTCAAGGATTAAGTTGATCTGCGTAGCTACTTTCGTTGATTGCTTAATAGTAACGAACTTACCTCCTTTAGTGTAAAGTCTCCATCCGTCAAAATCTCCATCAGTGAAATAGGTAGTGTCTTTAAATTTACCACCCTGACCTGCAATTAGTGTAACGCGATTCGCACCACTATCAATCGTCCAGTTACTACTTCTAAATGTCCACGCGATATGGACAAGATTGTGATCTTTTGGAGTATTAACGTTATCGAACTTTACAGCTTCTACTCCTACTAAAGGATTATTCGATAGAGCTAATGTAGCAATCTCTCCATCTGCTTTTGTCTGATAAATATTCCTACCTCTCTTATCTTGAATTACTACAGAAGCTCCTGTTCTTTGAACTCGAGCTAAAGTAAATTGCTTTCCAGCTACCAATGCTGGCGGTGTGTTCGCAACTGATTCTAGAGTGATTGTAATGGTCGATCCATTATATCTAAACGGATTCTTACTGCCGCCTGGCGGCACAACATCTGGCGTAAAAGCACCTACTACACTTAAGCGTAAATTGGTTTCAGGTAAAAAATCTCCTGCTATTACAGCATTCTCGTTATCAATTACTTCAACTACTTCATATTCACCTGTATTGATTGAAGCATTAGTAAATTCAATCTTAACAGGATTGTTTGGTAGACCTCTTAATATCTTAGTTAATTCACCTCCTGCAAAAAATAGATTACCGTTTCCGTCAATAGAACATACACCAATCTCTCTAATGTCACTAACATACTCTGCAGTTATCCAATACCATAAAGAGTTATCTGTTAGTGCAATATTATCTGTTGTTGGATACGTAGCTATCTCGCCAGCATTATCAATAGCAATGCCTTCATTAATCTTAATAGTTCCTACGTTCGTACCAAGTGTAACTTGAAAGTTGCTGAACTGGCCGCTGAAGGAGTTGTTAATTAATCCAAAGTTAACCGAATTCTGTAAGAATAGCTTTCTAAATCCATCTTGATCTAAAAACTTAATAAGCCTGTTAAGCTCCTGAGAGCCTAAAAATAAATCAGGATTGATATTTAAGAAAGCCATTCTACAAAATTGATTTAAAAAAAATTACTCTGATTTCTCTAACTTCTTCTTCTCCTCACCTTTAGCATCGATAATGTACTGCAGCAATTGAGCTTGTGCAATTACAAATAGCCTCTTGTGTTCTTTGATGAACTTCTTCAACTCCTCATAATCTTGAGAATCAACCTCTAACGGTTGTTTGTTGTACAACTTCAACGCCCAATCGAAATACTTAATTGGCGCTGAGCTTTCAGTTGCGCTAGTTAGCAAGCCGGCTAATGCCTTACCTGCGTGAATAGCATCCTCATCACCTTCGAGAGGTTTGTTTGCTAAAGATTTTAACGTCCAGTCGAAATCTAACTTGATCATAAATTTTTTAATTTGGTTAAATAACAAGGTATCTTTTTGGTACCTCAACTAGCATAAAAATACTATATTTAATTTAAACTAAAAGTCTTGAATGCATGCCATTTTATAAAATAGTTTGAATCTCAGTTGCGCACACATTGTGCCCCGCTACACTTAAATGGATATCATCACCAGAATTATAAGCAGCATTAAGAGTAGTACCGGCACCCTTAGTTAGAGTATAGAAATTGACCTTCTGATTTGATTTTCCATTATAGTGAGTTTGAACAGCGGACACATCTACATTAGACGCTGCTACACCAGCTAGTTTTACTACTATTCCAGCAGCCTCTAAGGTCGAAATTATCGTATCAATGTTTGCCTGGATTGTTTGCTGAGCCATCTGCTACAGTAACGTTTGCTTTCTTAAATACAGCAGGTGTAGGTTCGGGAGGTCTTAAGCTACTACTACCAAGTGAACTAAAGCTCATAAAGGAAATATCTGTTTAATTCTCAATATACTTAAAATCATTCAATCTAGACTACTGCATCTAATTGAACCCAATATTCAGTTCCATTAACCCATATTTTTAACTTATGGGAAGGTGTAAATGTTCCTATGGCTTCGACTGCTTGTTCTAAATACATTGCCAATGTTGCATTAGCACTTCCATCGGATGAGTTTTTAGCAAAAAGAGCTATTGTATCAGCTTTTGCAGAAGTAATATCTGTTCCGATAGTCATACCAACTGCACCAGTAAATCCTGCAGCCCAACTTCTTGTTATAGTAGCATTAGTACCTGCAACAGGTGAACCATCTACATGGAAACTATAAGCATCTGTAATTGTAGAAGCACCAACAAATGCATAAGTAGGATTTTGAATCCTAAATGCTCTTTGTAAAGTCTTAGCTCCAGTAGCCCATTGAACTGTTCTAGCTAAATTGAAATTTATATCTACGACTTCAATAGTTGAACTTAGGCTAGTAGATGCTCCACCAGCAACAAGCATTATAGCAGGATTTCCACCTGTATGAGCGGATTGGGCAATATCTATCATTTGATGAGTACTAGCTTGAGCAGATTGCCTAAAAATCGTTCCCACTCCACCTATAAAAGAAGCTGAGAAATCTCCAAGACTTGCTCCAGTAGGAGCTACTACATAAAGACCATATGCCTGACCACCTCCACCTCCAATAGCGCCGCCATTAATATATAAAGCACTACTTCTACTCATTGTTATATTAGTCCCTGCTTTAGGGGCGCCTGTTATTGCAACTGTAGCAGCATCGGTAATAGTAGTTGCACCGACAGAAGCATAAGTAGGAGCTTGAAACACCGCTGCTCTTTGTAATGTTTTAGCACCTGTAGCAAATTGTACTGTTCTGTCGAGATTAATATTAACATCAAATATTTCTGTAGATGCAGTTAAGTTAGTATGCGCAGGTCCAGTAAATACTAAGCCTGCTGGAGCGGTTACTCCTGCTTTTAAGGTAGGAGTAATTATAAAACTATCAAATGCTGATGTATTGGTAAATGCACCCGTCTGAGAAGTGTTTCCTGTAATCGTAGTAGCTCCAGTAACAGCCCAACCCGAACCGCCTGCAGGTGTTGTCCAAGTTCCATCTGCTCTTAAGAAGTTAGTAGTACCACCTCCCGATGCTGCAATAACATCTACGTTACCTGATGAATCCCTTACTAATAGTTGGCTTGTAGAGAACGATGCATCAGTAGCTGGAACAGCCGTCAATACTATAGTTGCATTACGTAGGTTCATTGTACCTGTTGTAGCACCTATTGAAAGAGTTGTTGCAGCTCCTGCAAAGTCTATAGTGGTTGTGTTAGAACTCCATAGATTTATAGTTGTGTTATTAGCCGCTGTACCAATATTTGGAGAATTTAGATTAAGTACTCCTGACACTGCTCCAGCGACAGCACTGCCTATGTTAATGTTAGTAGTTGATCCAGAAACTCCTGCGGTTCCTATGTTAATTGTTTTAGTTGTTGCATTTAAAGTAGCTCCTGTACCGAAGCCATAAGTTCTCACCCCTGTATCAGTTCCAATAGTTATATTATGAGCACCATCAATAGTAACTGCTCCCGTAAGAGAAGTAGAACCTGTAATAGCCCATCCACTTCCAATAGTACTCCATGCAGATCCTGAATAGATTCTTACTCCAACACTAGTCTGGTAATACATATCACCAGCTGCTAATGTAGTAGTCGGATCGGTGGCATTAGCTCCTATATTTAAACCTGCAATAGCACCTGATACAGAGAATGTTTTCTTCCCAGTAGAAGTTTGTGCTGTTGCTAATACCATATCTCCACTACCTCCTCCACCTAAACTAGCAGCTGCTCTATATTTAACTTGTCCAGTTGTTCCATCTCTAACAAGTACTTGCGTTAATGCATCATCATTAGCTGGAACATTTACAAGTATTAAAGTAGATGCTAAGTTAAAATTAGTAAATCCACCAAGATAAGCATCACCAGCTGTTAACGTGGGCTGATAATCATTTCCTATAACTAAAACGTTACTTACAGCTGCACTTGCAATAGCATAACCAGCTTGATATCCAATGAATGTAGAATTTGAACCAGTATATGGAGTACCAGCAGTTGGAGTTCCTGAATATACTGCATCACTTACAAAAGTAGATCTTAATCCTATAGAAGTATTTCCTACTCCCCTAGTCTGCCATCCTGCAGCTCTACCCACACTAACATTAGAATCACCACCGCCAAATCTCATTGTAGAGGTTCCTATGGCAACACTTTCTAAAGTATTGTTCTCCATATTTGCCATGGCAAAAGAACCTATTCCTGTATTATAGGAGCCTATCGTTAAAGTAGTCTGAGCTACCCGATCTCCTAAGAATACGTTAGAACTACCAATACTAGTAGCAGTTACCATTGCTGAGGGTCCTATTGCAATGTTACCAGAAGCTGATCCAGCAGTAACATTTTGCATAACGTACTGACCTAATAAAATATTAGATTGTCCATTAGTTCCACTTAACGCCACGTTAGCATTTAAACCAGCATGATATCCCATAATAATATTATAGGACATTGCTACTGCTGCTTGAAGTACTCTCTGACCAATTAAAACATTACCAGTAGCTGCGTTAGATACTGCTCCAGTTAAAGAAGAACCTACTGAATATCCAATAGCAATATTTCTATCACCCCTAAATGTACTAAACCAAGGAGTTCCACTCCAAGTACCAGCTGGTGTAATTGATGTTAAATTGTTTTGACCCAATGCTATATTACCTCCTGCTTGAGTAGCCGAAGCATTACCATTATTAGGACCTAAAAGTACATCACTATAACCATCAGCAAGAGTACGAACAGACCAATGACGAAATCTTAAATAAGCAATATCTGTACTTGCTCCTACCGTAGCTCTTAATACTGTATTAAGACCAGACTCAAATCTAGTATCATAATCAAATGTTAAATTATACGCAGAGGTAGTATCTACTACGTTATTTCCAGTTAATGTTGCTCCTGTAGCAAGAGACCAACTATTAGATAAGATAGAAGCAGCAGTTCTATATTTTACCTCTCCACTAGAAGCATCTCTAACTAAGAGTTCAGTTAATGCATTATCATTAGCTGGTTGAGCATTAAGTACAACTAATTGACTGGTATTACCAAGATAAATTCTATTACTAAGGCTTGCAAGTTGCCAGTTAGAAGCTAATACAATAGTATCATCAATAGCTGCTGTATTATATCCAGCATTATATCCTATAAATACGTTTCTAGAACCTGTTAATGTTAAAGATGCATTATAACCTCCAAATGCACCAAGACCTGTATTATAACTTCCAGTGGTTCTATTTAAAGACCAGTTACCAAATCCTGCATTAGCTTGTCCTGAAATTAAAGTACTACCTGCTTCTGTTCCTACAAAAGTACCTTTATTACCAGATCCATTTTGTAATGTGTGATCTCCAATAGCAACATTAAATTGAACATTACCAACCCCTGAAGCTCCTGGAGTTCCACCTACCATATCAGCACCAGCTAAAGGTCCGATAAATATATTTCCTCTACCAACTACAGATCTTCTACCTGCAGAATCTCCAATAGCAATATTGTACCTTTCCCAAGTTGCATCATAAAAATTGGACTGACCAATCATTATTGTATGAAGACCTCCATTAGCAATACCTCTACCAAATAAACTTCCTCCATTAGGTGTAGCTCCATTGAAATAACCAATAGCTACCATATTTAAAGATGAGGCAGTAAATTGGGTGTTATTCAAATTATAGGCACCTATAACAGATGCAGTGTCAATGAGACCATTTGAAGTTAAATTTGCATTAGTAATATTTTCATATCCCAATACAACAGCATAATTTATACCAGCAGTAGAAGTAACAAAATTGTAAGCATTTTTTCTACCTAATATGATATTGTGAGTAGCAGTGGTAGCATTGTTTAAATTTTCAAAGCCTGCTATAACATTTCTACCTCCAGAGAATTCTGTTACTCCTGAAATATTCAGATAGTTTCTTTGTCCTATAAATATATTACCAGCAGCAGCTACTGCTGAGCCGTTGTTAGGTCCTAGAATAATGTCAGATAACCCTACTGCAGCATTAGCTCCACCTGCTTTAATAGAAAGCAAAGCTACATCGGCATCAGATCCTATAGTACCTCTAAACCAAGTGGCGCCGGAAGTCTGCATATCTAATGTCAGATCAAATCCTGCAGAATCTATTAAGGTATTTGCCTGTAATGTAGTAACATAACCATTCCTTATAACATTTCCCCAGTCAGCCAATGATCTGTCATCAAAAGTAGCAGCATAATTTGCGGTATATTGAATTCCTCTCTTTATAGTTCTTGCATCATAGAACCTAGCACCTCCACCGTGTCCATTTTCATTATCTAGATCAAGATCAAAAGCTACAACTCCGCCGGCACCCGTCGTCTCGGCAAATAAAGTAATGAAGGCATCATTTATAGCTGAAGATCCGTTTTTTAATTTTATACCAGTTCTATCAGATCCTGCTGTAAATGTTAAACTGTCAAGTAATACAGATCCCACCTTTACTGTAGGATTATTAACAGTAGAGATTCCTGCTAACTTCCAATAGTTAGAGTTACCTGTCGTTAGATTTATATAGCCTGCATCATTAGTAAATACGGAAATGTTTGCTCCTGGAGCTACAGCACCTACATCTCCTGCATCAAGTACTACAATTCCAGTTTGTCCATTAACAGATAGTACTGGAGATAATTCCATTATATCTGCAATAGTTACTTTCTTATTATCCTTAGGCCCTGAAATCGGCTGAACAATAACTAACTCTTCAGCTCCTGTTAGAAGAACTGATGGGACTAATTCTGATATCTTCTTATCTGCCACCTACTTTCTCTTTTTATTGAGCTTCTAGTAAAACTCTATCTTCAAGTTCTAATAATACATAACTTCCACTTTCTAATAGAAGATAGCTTGCGTTTGGATTAATTTCACTTACCTCTCCAATATGCGTATTCTTAAATGCAGTATTGTATGGAATGAAACTTCTTCTTAAAATATTATCTATCTGCTTATTATTGAATTGACCGTTTTCATTGTTTGAATATATGTCTACAAAATTCTTATTGTTAAGATAGCATCTGTTATAATATGTATTGCAAGGCGTTACTTTTACATTCCAAATATAAATTGAAGGATCTCCTTCGTAAGCTGGATCATTCCAAGGGCCACTCTCATCTGAACCTGACATTCCCGCATCAAAGCTAAAATCATCAGAAGCGAAATCATCATTACTATCATCGCTATCATTTGCGATATTATTATCCATTACAATGTAAGGTATGATCTTATTTACACTATCTGTTGATTTAAGATTAGTTCCAAATCCAATATTTAACCTAGCATCAGCTCCTGTTATTACATCAATATCTTTGTTGTATATAATTCCTCGAACCATATAGAACCTACCAGCTTGATTTAATCTTCTCGTTTCAAAGAACCAAGATCTAATACTGTTATCTTCTACACTACGTAAGCCAATTTCATCTCCAGTGGCGTCAAACGCGCGACAACCGAAGCTGATATTCTCAAGCGTAATATCTTGTGCTATATAGAAAGTAATCTCGTAATTCAGTCTTGGATCGATTATAATTGCCTTGCTCAAATCCGAACCTCCTATGCCTGCAGTTACGTTAAACGGTACCCCTTCAATATGAGCGCAAGTCTTACCTCTATAAGCAGACCTGCTTACATAAGATGGGTTTAGTAATGGATATGGAGTTAATGTTAACACATCCTCACTATACTCCCATGCTAAATTCAAATCATACCTACCTGTAGTTGACCTATTTAATGGAGAGCAATTATTTACATTCCATCCATTATGCTGTGGTCTCGCTACACCTAACTTGAAAAACTTAAGCGGATCCCAACATAGTAACCTTAACATCTCTCCGTGAGGAATTGAACTATCCGTTGAGCGATAGGTCATTTCAGTAGTTCCTCTTTGAGATCTTATTCTAAGAAGATTAGTTGTTAGATATTGCAATTGCACCAAAGTCTCTTCAGAGCAGGTATATTGACCTGTGTGTTGTAAATATAGGTTAAGTAGATATTGATCTAACTTAAAGTCACGAAATTCTCTAGATAGTTGAACTAAGTAGGAGAAGAAAATAGTAGCAGGTTCAAATACTTCTTCGAATTGTGTAGGATTTCCTCCTTCATCTTCCCTCTTTATATATTTAGCGACCTGACCTGAATCAATTAGCTTAGCTAATACATTAGCAGCCCAAGCAGCTGCATTAGCATCATTGCTTTCAAAGAATGGTTTGAAAATACTTTTATCGTAAATCTTATTTGCCATCTGCTATAGTACGCTAGACGTTAGATTCTGCTCTACCTCATTTGGATAGAAAAGAGGGTCTATTGTTCCTGTCTGATTTACCTGGACAGCTCCAGATAAGTTATACATTATGAACCCTCTAAATCTAGGAAACTTATTAGCTGCGAATTTTAAATCCACATTTGGAGTAAAATTATTATCTGAAACATATTTAACTCCTCCAGTATTCTTAACAATGTTTAGTAACTGATCCCACTCTACAGTATCTAATGAACTCTCCCAAGTTCTAAAATCCACATACTTAGCAAACTTCTGTTGTATCTCTTTAGCTACTTCGTCAAAATCAGCTCCAACAAATAATTCAACCCTCATACCTACATCTATATATACATACTCAGCATTCTTCAATACTACACCGTAACTCTGAGTTCCGATTGGTGCAAGTTCTGTAATACTCAAATAAGGTCCAGCTTGTTCTAGTAGAGTCTGTAATTCATCCGTCGTCAAATCTATTCCGTTGACCGTCAGTATTCCTAGTACAACTTTTCCTTGCTGATTAGTTCCTTCATAGATTACTCTCAATACGTTTGAGTTTACTTTTATGAAAGCTTGACCTAAGTATGCTAAAGTACCTCTCGCTAAGATATCTGGACCTTGCTTTATTCTCTGTCTGAATGTATCATCATCTTCAACATCCCTTCCGCCTGTTGCAGCGTATTCATTAAGTACTCCAATATGACCTGAAGGTTGAGGTACTACATTAACGATAGTATATGGATCTACATTAGTAGACACTCCTGACTGTTGAGAGCGAACTTTAACATAATCATATCCCTTAGTTCCAATTGTAAGATTCCCTTGCAAATCAAATATATTCCCTTTACTATCAGTAACGACATGAACTCCTTGTGTATAGGTAGTTGAAGGATCTGCTATTATTCTAACGTATGTACTTGATTGTGCTGCTCCAAAACGAGCACTTACCCCTCTATCATCTGCTACCTGATCTAAGATAGTATCGTAAGCTAGATCAGGAAATAATCTTGATACCGCTAGCATCATATCCTTTAGCGCCTTCTTTGCTGTACGAACGTTCCCTCTTATCAAACCTCGTAAGACAGAGTGGTCAGTCACCTTAGTTACCGATGGAGTAGTATTTATGAAGGTTTCTATATGTAGAGCCTCCAATTCCGCTTCAGTTGATTGACGTATCATATCAACTAAAAATACGAAAAATTAAATGATTTAAAGTTGAACAGAATCTGAAAAACTATCCCCAGCTCTTGTCTCTACCGTAAAATCTAGAAAGACTGAATCAGCATCTCTTCGAATATCATTTACAGCTATAGCGCCGAAAGAATCATCGGTTGAAAAATTAGAGGCTAGATCTCTTAAAATAGTAGGATAAGATATGCCTGCCATATTCCCACCTAGCACGCTCCCTTTAAGTCTCAAACCTCTATCCGGAAAAGATGGATCATCTTCTACATTTAGATCTGTGAGTATCTTCATGCATTGTAGTAAGGTATCTTTATATCCTAATACTACCAAATCCTGCGTAGCTGGATCGATGGCTATATTTTGATCAATATCTAGACCGTAGGTTTTTTCAGGTGTGTTAATATTATCTACAATTCCCTCTAATTGTAAGGAGGTATTGTTCTTTAAGATAACTCTAATTAACTCACCCCCTTGAAGAGCATATCCTTCTTCAGTTAATCCGTTTTCAAGTGCTGTATTTACCCATCCATCAGGATCATTGGAGTTCAATATCTTTCTCTCTACGTCTTCTAAAGTCTGACCTTGAGATAATAGTAATTCAGTAAGTACTTGTTGCTTATATCCATCTTTAGTAGAAGATGATCTTGACCACTTACTAAAATTATTAGCACTCTCTAGTGAATGACCTATATCGTCTACATATTCTCCCAGTACCCAAAATCTATACTGAATTAGAGATGTGCTGTTAAGTATTATTACATCAATGACTTTTTTATGTTCTTTGATTAATTCACTTAATGCAGTAACTGATTCAGCAGGTAAGGTTTTAGTTACTCCAGTAAAATAGTTTGCAATATTGGTATAGTGATTGTCATTGAACTCTAAGTAGAGATCGAAAAATGATTCTATATCATAAGATGTTATCTTATGAAAAGAGTCCAATGTATCTTGATCTAGCGGTTCAATCATACTCTCAATCTTAAATTAGTAGCTAATTCGTTAGCTGTTCGTTGTAAGCCGTTAACCGTTAAATTTTTAATTGCAGACTTTAAATTATTACGCCTTGATAGAATTGAATCTAAAGGGGCCACCGCTGTGAGTTGAATATTGTAAGACGGAAACATGTTATAGTGACTCTTATCTTGAGATTGACTAAATGTTGCAAACTCTACTTGATAATTGTTACCTAATATCGGATTGTATAGAAATAAAACATACGGCTTACCGTTTTCATCTAACTGCTTAGACTTCTCCTTCATCGCCTCTAATACTTTAACGCATCCATAGCCAGTCTTAGCTATCGTGCTAAATTGAGGTACCGGATTTTGTAAAAACTTAGGCGGTGATATGTTAAACTTTCCATTCTTAAGTGAAAATCCAAATCCTGCAAAGGTGACTTGTTCAGCTCCAAGTAATAACTTAAACCTTCTTCCGAAATCACCTCTTATACTGATCTGCCTAGAATTGAATGAAGGATTTTTTAATACATTAATAGCAGACATTGTCTTCCTGATATTCGTAATAGCATTATCTGTCTCCCTTAGCTCATCCGGTAATATCGGCCATGCAAAATAATCGACAGTATTACCTTTAGAATTAATAAGCTCCAAGGCTATCATGTAATTCTCAATATCCTTAGGAAATAAGGCGCTAAGCGTAGCTCTTCCTAGGTTATCTAAACCTTGTTTAAATCTAGCTTCTACTGCTTTTGCACTCATAAACTAAAAATACTAATTAAGATTTAACTCAACGTTCCTATAGCAGGAGTAGCATTTGATTGTGTAGATGGACTTCCAACTGTTATTATAGATCCAGGCGGTAAAGTTACTGTCGCACTCTTTATCGCCGTTTCTATGATAGTTGCCAATCCTGAAGCAAAAGCTTCTTGAGATTGAGATTGCTCTAATATTTTAGTCTGCTCAATTAGCAAATTGATTTGCGTCTTGATTGCTGTGTTTACTATTGGCATTATTTTACAAAGCTAATGGTTGATTTTAATTGTTCTAGTTGTTGTGCTAATTGTAAGTAGAATGGATTTCCTAGTAAAGGATAAGGTCCTGCACTTTCTTTTCCTAACTGCTGTAATAAGTCATCAAGTAATTGTACTGTCTTTTTACCTAATAAGATCGGCTCCTCACTATCATTGAGATAAATCTTACCTGTACTAATTATCTTAATCTCATCTTTCTTAATATCAATAGAAGTTCCTGTTTGACTTACTAAGTTGATCTCGTCCTTCTTTATATTCACAAAAGACTCAACTCCACCTTCTTTTCCATCATTAACCTTTACAGCAACATTTTGATTAGATGTTAATGTAGTAGTTCCTTCATTCTGAACCACTATATCTCCATTGACATTAAGATTGAATTTTGCTTTCTTATTTGTACTAGATAGCATCACGTTTATTTCAGCGTTCTCATCAGTACCATCTACACTTAAAAAAATCTTTCCGCTCCCATCTATCTTTATCTCCGAAAAGCCTTGATCATCATTACTCTTAAATAAGCGGAATTGATCTTCTTCCTGATCATTAAATTCACTAGAAGAAGTATATACATCTACAATATATAATTTTCTACCATATGGAGAGGCTACGCAGACAACTTCTGAGCCAAGTTCTCCAGATTCTTTAGGAAACCTAACTAACTGTAATGCTAACTGGCCAATCTTTACTCTATGCTTTACTTCAGCGTTCTCATTGGTAATACTGATAGTTCCCGTTAGATAGCATGTCTTAATATACTTATCTCTATCCATATCAGTAGGTAGATATACTCTCCACTCTGAGATAGGACTCCTGAAGTCATGTATTCCGTGCTTGATTATTGGATCTAACATATCAACTCCATTGCTTACGCTTTACAAAGAAATCAAACACATCATTATTAACCTTCCAATTCTTCAATGCATCTTGAGAATTAATTGAAGCAGTATTAAGTATCCTAGTATCTATAATATCGAAGTAAGATACTCTCTGAGGAACTTGATTGATTATCTCTATCTTCCCTTTTATAAAAGGTTCTCTCATTCCTCTAGAGACTGATAAAGTAGTTGTTCTCGTATTTTGTCCAGGTCCATTTCCGGCAGTTCGTGTATTAGTTACAGAATCTACGTAGAAGACTTCTTGAGTAGGTTTATAAAAAATAAATAGTCCCCTCTTTATTGTACGATTACCTATTAAAGTTATCGTCCCTGTTCTTGTAAAAGGTAGGTATTGATGACTCTGAACAATGTACTGTAAATCTAAAAAAGTTTGATTTTCAGCGTATTTATAAATCTTATCGCTTTGAGAATCTTCTAATAGAGAAGCTGGAGTATAATTATATTCTAGTGAGAATGTTTTACTTCCCCATATTTCTGCATATCGATCAAATGCTATAATTGGTGATAGTAGAAATTGAGTTGTTTCATCTAGTGCACCTAATCCTATAGGAATAGTTCTATACCAAGAATAAGCGTCTCCATGATATTG